CTTCCGATCTGTCTCGTAGGTCCGGCGGGTTGTCCGGGGACCCACCCCCACCTATCCGTCCATCTCCGTCCGGCTTTTGCGCCCATGGCACCTGAGACACAGCGTCTGTAGGTTCGTGAGGTCGTCCGTGCCGCCGTGACGGATCGGGACGATGTGGTCCACCTGCGGGAGCTGCGTCACCACGCGACCGCACGACCGACACGTGAAGCAATCCCGCACCAGGACCGCCGTCCTCGCCGCACGGAAGGAGGCGCTCGCGTAGTGCGAGGCGTTCGCCTTCCGTGGCGGCTTGAGGCGTGGCGGCCGGTAGAGCGGGAGAGCGTCGGGCATCATCCCACCTTGACCATGAGGGCCGCGACCTGGGAGGCGAGGCCGTTGATCTGGGCCTGGAGGCCGCTGGCCTGGAGCGTCAGCTCGTTCTTCGTGTCCATCACCATGCGACCCATCGAGAGCGCGTTCGCGTCTGCCCGCTGCTCCGCCGCCGTCACTCGCTCGGCCACAACGACCGGCGAGGACGGGAGCGCACGGAGCGACGCGAGGTCGGCCTTCAAGGCCTCGACCTCCCGCTGGAGTTCCGCCACCACGATCGACACCGGCGCTTCGGCGGACCTCGACGATGCAGCTACAGCCACACCGTCGAGGCCCTTCCACGCCGAGCCGTCGAAGTACTTGAGGAGAGCCATCGGCTACTCCTTTGGTGCTTCAGTCGGGACGGCGTTGTCGCGGTGGGTGCCGCGTGCGGCCTCCGCCAACTTCGCCGCCAGTTCCGCGTCGAGCCGTTCCGCTTCCTTCTGTAGTTCCATATCGGCCATCGCTCACCGCCTTTCTTTTGTTTGTCAAACAACCTTGACGCAATCACCATACGCCCGCCATACGTTGGCGTTGACCTTGAGCAGACGGACGAGGCCGTAGTTGTTTCGGACACGCAACCGATCCGCAGGCAGTTCGTGGTAACCATCGTCGTCCGTGCCATATGCAACATTTACGCCAGCGTCGGCTGTAATCTCCACACGGTTCTTCTGTGGGTACGCGGGGAGCACTGGGGTCGAGTTCATAATCGTGACTTCCCAGCCAATCGGAAACGCCGCTGCCGCGTTCGTTGGAATGTTGATCTTGAGCCCTGCGGCTGTTGCGTTGAACTGCCCCGCCACGCACTCAAGCCGCCGATCCCTTCTGCCGCTCGCTGTCGGTGAGTAAGACAGCGTGTAGTCCGCGTCCAAAACCTGATTGACCGCAGGGAATCCAACCGCATCGCCGCTGATTCCGCCCTTAGAGACGGTGACGTTTCCCACGACGGTCAGGTCTCCCGCCATCTGCACGTTCCCGACGAACCGGCTCGGGGCCGTGCCGCGAGCCCAGATCGCATACGAAGACGGCCCGTCGATGTCGGAGACGATGCCGTATCCAGACAGGCCAGCCGCCTCGTTGCTCGTCTTCTTGCCGATCTGCACGCCGACACAGTAGGTGATCCCCGTGTTGTCGTCGGGGTTCACTTCGAGCCCGAGATACGAGGACGGCGAGCCGACCACGCCACCGCCACGACACACGATTTCCTTTGTGTCGCCAGCGGTTTGCCGCGTGGTGTCGAACACGACACTCCCCGACAGCGTGCCGCCCTTCAGCGGGAGGCACGGCTCCGCGTCCGCGACCACCGCGTCGGGGTCGATCCACAACTCGCCCACGCCACCGCCGACCGGCTCGGTGATCTGGACGTAGCAGTTCGGCCCACGCGGGCCTTCTGCACCGTCAGCACCTGCGGGGCCATTGCCCGGAGTCAGGTCGTACCAGCCGCCGTCTTTGGAGATCAGTGCCCGCTCGACCAACAAAGGACGAACAGCCCCGTCTGGCCCGCTGACGTTGGTCTGCGTTCCAGCCGACTCGATGTAGAGCTGCCCGTCAATCTGCGGCGTGGCGGCGTTGTCGTTGACGAAGATCGAGACCGTTCCGCTCGCACCCGGAGCCCCGTCAGCACCAGCCTGACCGTCTTGGCCCGGAGCACCGTCGGCACCGGGAGCACCGGCGTCACCCTTGTCGCCGCGCGGGCCTTGCGCGCCGGTCGCGCCGGTCGTGTTGAGAAGCACCCACTTCGTGCCGTCCCAGTAGTTGATCGCGGACATCTATCGTCTCCCTTGGTTAATGGTCACTCGTAAGCCGGATGGTCACTTGAAGGTCGAAACGCGGACGTTGTCGAGGTAGAGCCGGATGCACGCTCGGATCAGCGGGACGGCGATCACTTCGCCGGTGGACTTGATGCCGATGTGGACGACGCCGGGGAGGCCGGGGTTGCCGCCCGTGTAGGAGGCGGCGTTCCCGTAGGTCCACTGAGCTGGACGGTCGGCGGCGGGGATGTCGCCGAGCGTGTACTCCGTGTCCACGGCGTAGTCGCCCGTCCGGTTCACCTCGCCACGCAGCTCGATGTACCCGAACTGGATCCGGTACTGGGCCGGTCGCGCCGCGGTGGTCGTGAAACCGGCCCGGAGCGGAATGGCCTTCCACACGCCAGCGCCCGGGACCTCGCTCTTCAAGGCGTAGTTCGGCTTGAGGATGTTCGTCTCGAAAGCGTTGAACGAGGCCGTCACGTCGGCCTGTCTCGCGTAGAGGTTCACGTCCACGAGCGTCAGGAACTTCGTGTCGGCCTCGGTCTTCGTGTAGGTCGTGGCCTTCGCGGCGTATCTCGCGTCCGCCTCGACCCGCGTGTAGACGCCGTCGAAGATCGTCTGGACTTGATTGCGGAGAAGGTCGAGAGCGTCCTTCCGGCCGTAGACGGCGTCGGCGGTTTCGAGCGTGACGTATGGGGCGAGGCTCACGGCCGCGGCTCCCTTGCTCTCGATCGCCTCGATCCGCGGGAGGAGAGCGTTGAGGACCTCGAGGTCGGACTTGTAGACGAGGTACTCGTTCTCCATTCCTATGTTGAGGACGAGACGGTTCCCGTATCCCTCGCCCGTGTCCACGTACCCGATGCCGACCGCGGGAAGGAGCGTGTCGCCGAAACCGTAGGCCGAGGCCGTGACGGTCTTCGCCAGGAGCGGTTGCTGGTTGTCCTGCTTGCGGGCGTAGCGGTCGTCGGACTCGGGCCTCGTGTAGATCGAGTCGAAGACGGCCTGGAGCTGCGTCGTGATCAGCGTCGTGGTCGTGATCGGGGCGAACTTACCGTCGACCTCGGTCTTCGTGTAGGTCTCGGCCTTGTCGGCCTTAAGGTCGATCTTCGCCTGCGTCTGCTTGCCGGTCTCCTCGATCGCGAAGATCACCTGAGTCTGCACGGCGTCGAGGTCGGCCGCCGACTCGTTCCGTGAGACGAGGATCGCCGCGTCGGTTTGGGCGCTCGTGTAGTAGCCTTGAAGGTCGGAGGGAGCCCCGACCACTTCCTGCCACTGGCCGTTCTTGTGGACGTGGAGAGTCTTCATTGTTTAGTAGGCGTAAGCCGTAGCTCCCGTGAATGTGGTGCCAGTGATCTTGCCGTCGCCGACGATCGCGATGGACCCGTCCGCGTTGAATCGAATGAACACGCGGCGGTAGGTCACGCCTTGCTCGATGCCGAAGCCGACCACGATCTGGTCCTGCGGCGGCTTCGGGAAGTTCGCCGGGAGCCGTAGGACGTTCGTGAACGTCCCGACGGAGCTCATCGTGTAGGTGAGCTCTCCGCGGAGCTGGATCATCCCGTTGAGAACGCGAGCGTCCACGCTGCCGGAGCCGACGACGCGCGTACATGGAGTCCAGTCGAGGTCCGCCGGCACCGCCTTGCCGCCGGCCATCATCTTCCGCACCTCGTCCATCACGCTTTTCCTGAACTCCGCACACGCGGGATCCGAGAGGTCGAGCGTCGAGAGCTGGCGGGCCGTGACCGACGTGGTCGCCGGTGAGAGCCACAGGTCGCCGTCCTTGAGGTCGCCGGCGGGGGCGGTGTTGCTCTCGTACACCTCCGGCCGATCGCCACCGGCCCCGGCCGGTAGGTTGAAGAGGTCGACCATCGCCGGCGGACCGAAGGCGGTGTTCACCTCCTCGGAGGTGAGCTTCATCGCCTTCCCGTCGGCCTCAAACTGGACCAGCGTGGACGGGTTCTGCGGCGTGGGGAGACCGGCTTCGCTCTTGACGATCCGAGCCACCGAGCGGACGGCGCCGTTCACCACGACGGTCGTCTGGAACGGTTGCCGCGTGACCGAGACGAGCGCCCCGGCACCCTTGAAGTAGTGGAGGCCGTCGGGGAGGTCCTTGAACGCCTCCTCGACCGCGGCCGGGGTCGGCGCGGTCGGTTGCGGCGGGGCGCCTTCGTGGGCGACCACGGCGCCGGACTCGATGTCCTCGATCGCTTCGGTGAGCGTGGCGGCGGCGAGGCCGATCAGCGCGTCGACCTCCGCCTTCGAGTAGACCGTGGCGAGCTGGCCGTCAACGTAGGCCGTCGTGGCGTAGGCCGAGAGGTCGACGGTCCCGCCACCGGCCGTGAGGCCGGCGACCAGGGCGTCGGTCTCCTCCGCCGTGTAGTACCCCCAAAGGCCGTTCGGGACCTTGAGTGAGAAGGCCTCGGTCCGGAACGGTGTATTGCGGTCGGGCGCTGGCATTTACTGCTCCACGATTGGGAAGAGGTACTTCTTGCCGTTCACGACCACCGGGATCCCGCCGACCATCCGCGGCTGGTAGATGAACTGGCCGTCCGGTGTGAGGCCGATCCACGTCCCGTCGAGCTGCTGGGTCGTCGGAGCGTCGGTGAACTCAAACAGCGGGACGGCGGAGGCGGCCGAGGCCGGAGCCTCGATCAGCGGGAGGAGGAACGTCTTCCCGTCGACCTTCACCGGGACTCCGCCGACCATGTAGGGCTGGTGTATCTCGAGGCCGTCGGCCGTGAGGCCGATCGGGAGGCCGTTGGGTTGCTCGGTGACCGCGGGACTCGCGTAGACCGGCGGGTTCGTGTTGTCGAACGTGGTCGAGCCGCCACCCGTCGGAAGGTCCGCGAGGAGCTGGTCGATTTCCGTATCGGTGTAGTAGCCCCAGAGACCCTTCGGTATCTCCACGGAGGTCGTGAACCGCTGCTTGTTTGGGTCGCGAGCTGGTGCCGGCATCGTGGCTACTCCGGCATCAGGGCGATGAGGTACCGAACACCGTTCACGATCACCGGGATCCCGGCCACGATCTCGGGGACGATCTCCGCGATCGGCTCGCCGGCCGACGTGGTCGTCGCCGCGTCCGCGTGCTTCAGCGGGGCCGCGTCGGTGAACCCGACCGGCGGGATCCCCGCGGAGGCGTTGCCGATGAGCTCGTCCACCTCGATGTCGTAGTAGACGTTCGAGAGGCCGATCCCCCGCTTCCACTTGTCGGATGCTGGTACTGGCATTTCCTATTCCTCGATCACCGGGAGGAGGTAGCGCTTCCCGTCGATCAGGATCGGGATCGCCCCGTGGATGACCGGCTGATGGAACGTGAGGCCGTCGGCCGAGATGCCGATCGGCGTCCCGTCCGTCTGCGACATCACCAAAGGGCTCGCGTACTTCAGCGGGTTCGTCTCGGAGAGCGGACCGTCCGACGTGTCCGGGACGCCGGGGCCGGTCGGGTCGATCCAGATGGTCGGGAGCGCCGGGTCTCCGGGAGGCGTCGGTGGTGCCGTGTCGCTCACGATCACCGGCTCGGCGAAGTACCAGCCGGAGGCCGGGTCCAGGTCAGCGCGGAGGTAGCCCTGCTGGGTCGGCGTCGGGAGCTCGTAGCCGGGAGCGTCAGCTCGGCCGATGAGGTTCCCGTAGTAGAGGTTCCCGAAGGCCGCGGACGGCGAGCTGATCCACCCCGACGCGCCGACGAAGTCACTGAGGTCGCCGGAGCCTTGAACGTCGACTCGCGTGAAAAGGACCGGCGTGCTCTGGAACGCCGCCTTCAGCGCCATCTCCTCCGACCACTGCTGGAGCGGGAGGTTTGGCGAGGACGTGATCCCGACGAGATCGCCGGAGCCAACCGTATCGACCGTGACCGCACCAGCACCGCCAGCCACGGGACGCCAATCGGTCCCCGTGTAGACGTTGAGCTGCAGCACCGGATTCCCGTCGGGGTCGGTCTCCGGCTTGAGCCAGAGATCGCCCTCGATCGCCGTCACCGGCTCGTCGGGACCCTCGAACACCGCCGAGCCTGGACCGACCGGACCCTCGGGACCTTCCGGCCCCGTCGCACCGGCTGGCCCGCGGATCGGTCCCGTGCTCACCCACTCCGTCCCCGACCACACCACGCCGTCGCCGGCCTCGATGTCGGCCGGCGTTCCAGCCGGGACGGGATCGGCCACGACGTAGAGGTCGCCGACGGCCGGCGTGTCGGAAGGCGGCCACGTCGAGGCCACTCCTTGCAGCGACACGCCGGCGCCGGGCTCACCGGCGGGGCCGGGAGGTCCACCCCAGATCGAGACGACGATCGTCTCCGGGGCCGCATTCGGCACCGAAACAGTCGGCGGCGGTGCGGCCGGAAGACCGGCCAGCGTGGCGGTGGCTCGGATCATTTTGGGGGCGGCGGGAGGAAGCAGTTCGTGAGCGACATCAGGTAGATCGCGGAGACCAGGGCCACGATCGAGAAAAGGCAGTTGAGGTTAGGCTCGGGGACCACCACCGGCGTGAGAGCCGCGGCCCCGAACGACATCCCGCCTTGCGCGGAGCTGAAGGACCCGCTCCCGACCATCGCGACCGTGAGGTCCTCGGTGAGGCCGGACGCCTGGAACGAGACGACGTAGGTGTTGTAGGGAGCCAGGTGGACCGTCGAGGTCGACCCATCAAACGACGACGCCGTCACGTCGGCCGCGACCGGGCCGTTCGTCATGAACCAGAGGTCGAGCCGGCGGTCGTTCGCGTACTGGGCCGGGACGGTCAGCGTGAACCCCTTCCCGTCCACGTTCGACGTGTTGTAGGAGAGGCCACCCGTGTAGTACCCGGCGCCGGTGTAGAAGATCGCCGCCGGTGAGTTCACCGAGAGCGGTGTCGCCGGCGAGGTGTAGGGGGTCGCGACTAGCGAGTAGTTGATCCACCCGGCGCCGCTCGTGACGTTCGCCTGGAGGGAGTCCGTGTTCCACACGGCGAAGTCCTCGTAGACGTTCAGCCGCTGGCGGATGTCCGGATTGAACACCTCGGATGTGCCGGTGATCGTGCCGGCGTTCGCGATTCGCGAACCGAGGACAAGGACCAGGAGAGCGAGGATGTACTTCATCGTTCGACCACCTCCATGATGCCGCGGAGGATCGTCCGCTCGACCTCGCCGGGCGCCACCCACCGCAGCGAGTACCGGTAGGAGCCCGCGTCCAGCTCGAACGTCTGGGCCTCCGTGAGCGAGAGTCGGACCACGCCGTTCTCGGGGTCCACAATCTCCACGTCCGGCGTGACCACGAGGTAGCGGTCGCCGTGGAGGCGGACCTCGCACACCAGCCGATACCCCTCGACGTTGATCGGTTGCTCGTACCCGCGCCGGGTGAACCGGACGCCGACGTTCCACTCGTCCCCACGATTGACTCGCAGCGTCAACGAGGCGGCCACGGAGTCGAGCGTGTAGACGGCAGACATTGGCGGCACCGGGGGTGTGGTGCCGTTCTACGGACGCTCACCGGAGCCGTTGAAGTCAGCGCCGGAGGTTGATCACGCGAAGGATGTTCCCGCGCCCGGCCAGCCGCTGGAGCCGCTCCTCGGCCGTCCACTCCCGCTGTATCTCCGCACACCGAGCCGCGATCTCCTCGGGAGTCGGGTCGACGTAGCCTCCAGGCTTCTTGCTCCCCACTCCCTGCGCCCGACGCTCGAGGTCCGCGAGCTGGTCGCCGCGCCGGGCGATGAACGTGGTCACCGACACGCCGATCCGGCGGGCGACCTCGTCCCGGTGGACGCCTTCGCTCCAGAGTCGGCGAGCCATGGCGACTTGGGCCTCGGTGAGCTTCACCCTCGCCACCGAGCCACGCCGGAGGTTCCGCGACCACGTCTGGCGGGCGTAGGCCCGGATCGTGCTCATTCGTTTGGCTTGCATCGGTCCGCCGCCTCCACGATGGCCCGGGCCAGCTCCACCAGCCGGCTCGTCCTCACGATCACCACGCTCGGCTGGTTGTTGCGACGATGCCACACCACCGGCACCTTCTCGCCGGCGTCCGCCTTCGCCTGCTCCATCGCGGCGTAGAGATTCAACGCCTCGACCCGCTTGCACTCGACGTGGATCGGAACGTCCTCGAGGACCACGTCCGGGGAGTCGGGGCCACCCTGGAACTGGACGCCACGCCGGGCGTCCACGCCGAGCAGCTCGCCGAGCTCCGCCGCGGCCTCCCGCTCGCCCCGCTTACCCTTCTCCCGGCTCATTCGCGACATCGTCGGTCCTCCGTGACCCACACAGGAACTCCCGCCACGTCCGCCGTGGCGGCGTCAGCCGCTCCGCCACGTCCACCATGAACGTCTGTTCCTCACGCCTCCGGGCCGATTCCCCCTCAAACACGCTAGGAGCCTCGTAGGCGGCGCTTTCCATGTCGAGGGTGTTCGGATAGTGCCGGAGGAGCAAACGGGCCACAGAGCGAACGTGGGACGGTATACGAGGGGTCTCGCTCGGGGTGATCAGCGAGACGAGGAACTCGCGGGTCTTGATCACGGCGCGGTAGCGTTCGTTCGGGAGGGTCACGGGCGGCTCCTCTGGGGTGTTGGCCGTAGGGTACGGGCGTCCAGGAGCGAATCAAGAGCCGGAGGAGCGGAGCTTCTCGGCCATGGCGCGCTTCGTCCGCTCGAACGCCTCCGCGTCGGCACCCGCGAATGCCTGCGGCGGGGGACGTTCGTCTGGCCGGCGTGGTCCACCACGGGACGGCGCCGGATCGCGGTCGTTGTCGAACTGACCTCCGAGGATCTTGTCCACGAACCCCGGCGCCACGAGCTGCGTCAGCGTCACGGGGTCGCGGAAGTACCGGCACCGCGGGAGGGCCTCGATCGCCGCGAGGGCCTTGGGGAACCAGCCGGGCTCGTCCAGCCGGTCGGCGACCTTGTCCGGCGGGTCCGGGAGGTTCCACGGCCGACCCTTCCCGGCCTTCCACGCCTTGCGGAGCGTCTCCCAGTCCGCCGGCTCCGGCTCCGGTTCCCCTTGCGCATCCTCCACGGGGGAGGATGAAGAAGAATTTCTATCTCTTCTCTCTGACGCGCCGGGCGCGTGGTGCGCACGCGCCGCGCGCGTACCGTTACGCGCCGCGCGCGTAACAGGGTCTTTCTTGGAGTTGGCGACCTTGTTCCGGATCGCCTCCATGGCCCGGGATTTAGCGGCTTTTGAGAACCGAGCGTCCCATCCGGAGACACCCACGGTCCCGCCTTCCGCGTCGATCTGGAGCCACCCCACCGCCTCGACCGCCCGCCAGAACGCCTCGTCGCCACCGCACACCCGGCAGAGCAACCCGACCGGGAGCGCCGCCGTACCGTCCGAGGCGTTGAGGGAGGCCCACGACCAGAGCATGACCAGCCGGCCGATCACCTGATCAGCCTCGAGGCCGGTGGCGGCCTGGAGGCGGAGGACCTCGGGCTTTTGGGCGATGCAGCAGTCGACCTGAATCCATTCACCGGCCATCGTTTGCTCCCTACTTGATTGATACCGAGTTGGCCTCGGACGCGAGACAGTCGCCGTGGCATCGCTTCGGATAGCAGTGGCATACGAGCACCTTCCCGGTCAGATCGCCCGAATCGATGCGGTCCGTTATGGATGGCTTCCGAGTGATGTAGTGACGCTCGTATGAGTCGCACACTTCGTCCCTATCTCCGTCTTCATCAAGGATGAACGGGTTCCCGTACCTCGTGCCTCGGTCAATCCTGACGGCAAGCCCTTCGCGCTCAGCCCAGCAGATCAGGTTCCTGTCCGACGACGCATTGGCGACAACGGTGATCCCGTCGTTCACCTTGGCCTGGCGGTCGCGCTCGTCCTGCCTCCAGTCGTCGGTCGGCTTCTTGGCTACCTCACGCTTCGCATCCTGTAGCGTGATCTTCCCGGCCTTGAGCCGCGCAAAGACTTCCGGAGCTTCAGCCTTTACCTTCTTGGCGTCGGAAACGTAGCGGTCGTTCACGCCAACTGACGCAGCGGCCTCTTCCCGAGACTTCCTTGGCGTTTGTTGTGGAACTTTTTCCACAACAGATTCCGCCTTCGGCTTCCGGATCTGACGCCGCTTCGCGTCAGCGGAAAAGAACGGCTCCAGCTCCGCCGCGACCGCCGCGAGCGCGCCTTTGTTCATGTGCCGCCGCCGATCATTCAGCGACACAGCAAAAGCGGTAGGCTCCTCGCCCGTGTATTCCTTGGTCTTCGGCTCAACGCCTGCGATCTTGCAGGCAGCCCATCGGTTCCGTCCGTCGAGGATCTTTCCCTCATACAGCCAGACCGGAACAAGCTGGCCGTTCTTGCGGATGTCGTCGGCCAGCTCGGCCAGCTTGGCTTCGTCCATCATCGGCCAGACATCTGCGATCGGATGGTTCTTCATCGTCCGTGAATCCTTTCGTGACAGGCTCGGCAAACGAGCAGGTAGTCGGAGTCCTGGTACTCCCAAGGCTCAAGATCGGCGTCGTATCTCAGGTGGTGAACAACAGTTGCTGACCCGTTGAGGCCACACGCCTCGCACGAAGATCCGCGAGCGGCAAATAAGGCCACCCGCTTGGACTTCCATCGCTGATCGAGCAGCTTGCGAGCGTAGGTTGATGAGTCGTTTTTTTTAGACGATGAACGTGTACGACAACCCAGACGTTCCTCTTGTCTTTGGTGTTTCCAAGGAGCAGCCATTTCGTGTAGTCGATGTCCTCAATGCGAAGGTTCGACCACAACTGCGAGGTGTTCGACGGATTCCTGCGAAGCCACTCGTAAGCCTCGTGCGCGCATAGCTGCTGGTCGTGCGATTTCCCGGCGGTGCTTCTCCATCTGATGTAAGGTCGCTGCGGCGTTTCTCTCTGCGTCATCACCCAGTCCGGAGACTCATCGAACTCCCGAACCTCCATTGCGTACCCGATGCCGGTCACGGACTGGCGAACGAGGCCAACGCTTCGCCGCTCACGATTCATGAAGTCGATAGGGTCCTCATTGCCACACTCCAATACGCACGAATCGAGGATGGAGCGTTTCTCGGCCGATGATTCCACCTTCCCTACAACGGCGGCGTCGTCGAGCTTCCAGCTCTCGACCCTGTTGTCGCCGCCGTGAACATGGACGCGACAGCGAACTCGATCCCATAAGCTCACGCGGTCCATTACGCCGCCGAAGTCGGCGTATATACGACAGAGTCCATGGTCGTCTCCGAGAACGATTCCGCACTGAACGGCGCGTCCGTCCGCTGTCCTGTTAGGAGCGCCAACTCCAATCACAGTGCCTGTGATTACGTCGCCGCTCATCCCTGCACCCTCCTGTACTCCCCCTCACCGTCCGCTACCTCGCGGCCGGTCCTCTCGATCAACCCATTCCGCCGAAGGTCCGGCAACCGCTTCGACACAGCCGCCACCGTGAGCCCGGCCCGCTTCGCGATCTCCGTCTGGCCCGCCGGCCCCGAGGACAGGGCCTCGAGCACCAGGAGGCAGTGGCCGCGCACCGGCGCCCGCTGGGCCGCCGCCTTCGACGGTGCCGGGTCGGTGCGACGAGCCGCCGCGAAGATCGGGAGCTCGTAGATCGCGTCGATGGTCGTCTTCGGTATCATGGTCCCCTCCTTGATTTTGCCCCGTCTCGTGGGGCATCCGGCGGAGTCTCGGCGTCGTAGGATGTCGAGCCGTCTCCGCTGCGGCGATTACAAAGCGATCCGCCGCTACGCTCCCCGACCGCTGCCAGCGGCTTGGCCCCGGGGCGGGCGCTGTACGTCATCCGTGCCGCGGCCAGCACCGCGTCCCGGTGCTCGACCGTGAACTGGTAGTGGCCGTGGTGCTTCGCCGGCTTCGGCATCGTGGCGAGGATCTGCTTCGCCTCGTACCACGACATCGGGAGGCTCTCGGCCGCGAGGGCCGCGAGGATGTCGGAGCGACGGAGCCACGTCCGGCCTGCGTCGCCTCGCATCACGGAGAAGGAAGGCGCGACCCAGCTCATCGGATCACCCCCTCGTACATGCGGCCGAGGAGGCTCTCGATCTCCGCGTGGAGCTGGGCCACCACCGGGATCGCGACGCGGATGGCCTCGGCCTCCGTCTCGCACCAGCGGCGATCCCGCTCCACGAGTCCTGCCGAAGGCCGAGCGACCATCTCGACACCATCGCGGTCGAACGAGTCGCCCGACTCCATCTGCGGGTAGATGTTGCTGTCCGTCGAAAACAATGAGACCCGATACAGCTTCACGAGAACCGCCTCCGTTGCCGTGCCTTCCGCTTCTCCCTGGTGCGCGGGACCAGCCCGCCACCCTTCCTTGTGGCCGCTTCCCCGTGGGGCCACCCCCGCCTGATCTCCGCACAACGGCGGGCGATCTCGGCGGGGGTGGGATCCCACGGGAGCCGTCCATGGCTTTCGTCCGACATGCCGGCCTCCTCAGAAGGGGATGTCTTCCCGGTCGCCGGCGATCTTCTGGTCCGCCGTCCGCTTCGCCGGAGCCTTCGCGGTGGCCTCGGCGGTCTCGACCACCGGGTCCGCCGGGAGGAACTTCCGCACCGCCGCGTAGGTCCTTCCGGACTTGTTGGCGATGAACTGGTAGATCTCCGCCTTCACCCGCTGGCCGACAAGCTCCTCGGGATCGAGCGACACCTTCCCGCCGAACGCGGCCCCGCTGATGGCTTGCGCCAACGAGGTCGCCATCGGGGCGCCGCCGCTCCCGGCGGCGATGTCGCAGAAGACGAGGCTGTACTCCTTCGCCTCGTCGGCGAGCTGGAGCATGAGGAACTGCCCTTCCTTGAACCGGTGGCCGCCTTGCGTGGCCTTGTGAATCCGGAAGGTGTGCTCACCCTCCGGACACAAGCCGCCCGCGTGGCGGTCCGGCGTGTTCGTGATCTCGTCGTTGACTGCCCAATCCATCAAGCCACCTCGCTTTCAATGAGTTCCGATTCCTTCTGATCCACCTCGCGGAGAACGGCCTCCGCTTCGTCGTTTGAGATCGAGCCGTCCTGGAGCCGCGCGTCGACGCGGGACCGGATCACCTCGAGGTCGTCGCGGGTCGTGGCCCGAGCGATCTGGACGATCGCCTTCGCCACGATGCCGTCGTTCACGGGCTTCACCTTCTCGGTGACGGCGGCCGGAGCCGACTCCGCACCGGACAGCCACTCCGCGAACGCGGCGCCGGTCGACGCCGTGATCGGCTTCGGGTCACCGCCGAAGAGTCCGGTCCGGTCCTTCGACGCGACCGCGAAGTGACCGTCGTGGACGATGTCGAGTACCGTCGTGAACTCGTACTCCGCACCGTCGCGGCTCTCGAGCTTCATCCCGAGCTTCACGACCTTCTTCCGACCGCCCTCCTCGACCTGGGCCGTCTCCGTCTTCGACCTCCCGGTCGCGATGATGTGCGCCGACGAGCGGAGCATCCGGTCGATGAAGGCCCGATGTCGCGGCGTGAGTTCCGACCACGCCGACCATGTGTTGCCCCGGTACTTGGCCCGGGCCAGCTCGTCGACCAGTTCGAGGCACCCGCCCTTGCCGTTCCACTCGTGCGAGATCGAGTCGATCACGATCACGTCGGCCCCGGCCTTCTCGGCCGCGTCGATCGCCTCGATGTACGCCTCCGGGGTGAACGGCGGCTGGAGGTCGATCACGTCGAACGGGAGGAGCCGGTCGTAGAGGTCGCTCGACCCCTGCTCCGTGTCGATCACGATCACCCGCTTCGCCCCGAGCCCCTTCGAAATGAGGAGGCCGCCGTAGGTCTTTCCGCTGCCGCTCGGGCCGGTCAGTAGGAGCCGCAGTTTCGTAGCACTGCGGCGGGCTTTTCTGATTTGAACTGCCATCGCTATTTCCTCCGCTTCTTCCGGCCGCCGGCAACGCGCCAGCGGCGATCCGTCCAGAGGCTCGACCACGCGACGAGCGCGCCGAGCCAGAGAATCGCCAACGTCACTTGTCCACCTCCTGGCGGAGGCGTTCGAGTGAGTCGTTCGCCTGGATCGCCGCCGTGATCGCCGCGAGGGCGACCGCCGGCGTGATCCGATAGGTCCCCTTACCGACGCGCTCCCAGTCCTCGACCAGCGCGAGCAACGCCTCGGCCGCCGCGTAGACGCGGTTGGTGTCGAGGACGCGGTTCCGCTTGACCGTGTCGGTTCGCCAGATCGCTCGGTGTCCGGTGGGCATCCGTGCCGCTCCTTCAGAAGGGGTTCCGGTCCGTGATGTCAGCGAGCGGGACGTAGACCCAGCACCCGCCAACGTCCACACAGACCTCGTGGTCCTTCACCCATTCCACGGTGCCACGCCAGAAGCGGCCGGCAGTCACGCCGGCGATCTCCTCGCCGACGGTCGGCAGTGGGAGTCCGTAGGTCTCGGCCATCCCGGCGACAGCGCCGAGGTAATCGTTCGCGTGGGCATCCATGCTTTCCTCCGTGTGGTGAACGTGCGTTCAGTCCGTGAACTTACCGGCCATCCGTTGGCCGGCAAACGAAATCTTCTCCACCAAAATCCCTCAGTCGCCACGTTGCTACTGCAACGCCGACGGGCGAACTATAGAGTCGACGTTGCTACTGCGTCAAGGAGCTGGTCAAAAATATTTTTGACCGTGGGAGTCAGCGGGAAATCAGCGTGATTTCCGCTTCGGCTTCTCGGCTGGCTTCTTCGCCGTGCGGGGTCGGCCCGCCTTCCAGGAGAGCGTCTTCGACATCGCGAGCGCGTCGGCCTTCGAGACGAGCCACAGCCTCGCGTTCACCCTCCACCCGCCGATCGTGCCACCCTGCGAGCGGCCGGTCCTTGGGTTGTAGTTCGCGAGGATGATCTTCCGGATGTAGGAGCCGGCACAGCCCGCGAGCCGCGACGCCTCCGCGATCGTGATCCATTCCCCGTCTGGGCTTTCCATCGTTGCGTCCATACCTCGAACAATACGCCGCGGCTTGCGCGGATCAACCTCCAACAAAATCACACCCGCGGTGGACGCCACCACTGGCGGGGTATTAACGTGGGGGTGTTAATGGAGACGGAGGGGATGAACATGTGTATAGTTCCGGTATTAAACACCACAGGATTTCAGGAGCCGAACGATGAACCTACGCCACCTGCTCGACGACCAATACGCCCCGCTCCGGGGCCTCGCCCCGAAGGCCCTCCTCCAGTACCGCCTGACCATCGAGCGGTATTCGGAACACCTCCTCCGTGAGCCGACCCTGGCCGACCTGACGCCGATCTCCGTCCAGCGGTTTCTCGCGGCCCGGAAGCTCCAGGTCTCGACGGCCACGGTCGTCAAGGACCGGACCCACCTCGTGGCACTTTGGGGGTACGCGGCCCGGGAGAGGCTCGTGGAGAAGTTCCCGACCCTCCCGCCGATGAAGGCGCCGGGCCGGATCCCGAGGGCGTACACGATCGCGCAGGTCTCGCAGCTCATCCGCACCGCGAGGGCGTGGCCCGGGGAGGTCTCGGGCCTCCCGGCCGGGGTGTGGTGGAGCACCATTCTAAGATCCGGCTTCGAGACCGCCGAGCGGGTCGGGGCGATGCTCCAGCTCCGGTGGCGAGACGTGGACCTCGAGGCCGGACACATCGTGTACGTCGCGGAGACGAGGAAGGGAGCGACCCGCGACATCCAGCGGGCGATCTCGCCGGGGCTCGCGTCGTGGTTGCGGTTGATTCAACGCGGCCCGGGAGAGCTCGTCTGGCCGTGGGTGCGACATCGCGAGTCGCTTTGGTACGACCTCCGGAAGGTCACGAAGGCCGCGGGCGTCCCGCATCGCGGGTTCCACGCTCTCCGGAAGACCGCCGCCAGCTACGTCGCGAAGGCCGGCGGGGACGCGACCGGTCTCCTCGACCACTCCGATCCGAGGATCACGCGGGACTCATACGTCGACCCGTCGATCGCACCGCCGCGGAGTAGCCTCGACGACCTCCCGCCGCTCGACCTGGGCGAGGAGGCGGCGTAAGAAAAAGACGCGCGAGTTCCTTACACCTACTCGGCGTCGATCTCGCGGAGGCCGGCAATCAGCCTGCGTAGGTCGACCAGCTCCTCGGCGTGGTCGTGGAGGTCGGCCCGCGCCCGCTCGTACCGCAGCTCGGCGCGGAGGCGCTCGATCTCCGCGGCGGCTTCGCGGGCCGTGGCGTAGAGTGAGTCCGTGTAGACCCACGCGCGGAGGCGGTCGACGATGTCCCCGGTCATATGTGAACCTGTCGCCTTTCCGTGGCTTTTGGGATACGTCAAGTTTTCGTGTCGCGAAACGTGACACTTCGGCGTGTTATGCGGAACGTGATAGCGGCGGCGATGAGCGTCTAGCGGCCGTGCGTCGCGAATCGGCGGCGTGATATGCAGCAAGGCCGCTGCTATGCGGGTCTGCATAATCATTGGTTCTCTCACTAAATCAAAAATGCCCCCGTCCCATCGTCGCCAGGCCGTTGTCGGGCTGCGTTACGCCTGGAGGCCACCGCAGACGCCGGCCATAGGCGAGTAGGGCGCTCGCCAGGCAGTCTGCGGCGTGTGTCATGTTCTGGTGTTCTCATCCGATCCGTTTCAGCAGCCCGACCAGTGTCGCTCCCGTCCGCGTTCCTACGAAGAAATCGCCCGCCTCCTTGATCGCACGCCGCTCCTCGTCGGTGAGCCGCAGCCGCTCGATCTCCTTCTCCTGCTCCGCGATGAGGACGCCGCGGGCGTCTGGTAGCGGCTCCGTCACGCAACACCCGTGAGCACCTGGACCATGAGCCGCCACGCTCCGACGGCCATCGACACACCGAGGAGCGCCATCGCTACCACGAACGGCCCGAGCACCACCACCATCCCAGCGACCACCAGCCGGTCGCACGTCTGCCGGTCCTCGCTCATTCGTCCACCTCGCATTCATGGAGACAAGCCGCGTAGCCGGCTAAGTCTACCGGAGTGTCCGCGGACCTCCGCGTACCCTGGTGCCGCGCCAACTTGTCGAGGATCATGATCTGCGCCCAGTCCGCCTCGGTCAGCGGCTCGAGGAGCTTGTGTCCGAAGATCGCGTTCACGGCCGCCACGGTCTTCGCGAAGTGCTCGCGCGGTGGTCCGTAGGTTCCGCGACGCTGGCGGATCGTGGCCTGCGCCGTCGCGAGTAGTCGCTCCGCCGGCGGGATGTCCGATTCCATGTGGTTCTCCGTTGAGGGTATCCCTATTCCATGTACTCGTAAAAACGCTCGCCGCCACCTACGGGTCTCGCCGGTAGCCGAGCGCCCATAAAATCCGGGCCATATCCCTCGCGCTCGCCGTCACCGTCTCCTCGCATAGGTCGGGGAATAGCTGGTGGAGACCCTCGTGGATCTCGGTCTCCAGCCGCATCCGGCCGCGGAGGCGGTCGTCGATCAACACCTTCCGCGTGAGGTCCGGCCGCCGCTCGTCCGGCGTGATCGACCAGCCGGCGGCCCGGCCCCGGAGGCGGGCGTACCGCCAGAGGACACGGCGACCACGAACGGTGAACCAGTGGTCGATCATGACCGCCTCACCTTCCCGGCCGAGATGCGGAAGTTCTCCACGTCGAACTCGCCGTCGTCGTGGACCGTGACCACAGCGCCGCCATGATTCCAGCCGTTAATGCGCGCGTACTCCGGGGTGAGATCGCAGAGGCAACCGGTGGACCAGTTGAAGGTCTCGCGGTGCTTCCAGTCGCTCTCCGCGTGGCCGCTGCTACGGTGGGAGTGGCCGACGAGGCCGGTGTGCTTGAGCCGCATGTAGGCGCCACGCGCCGGGTTCACCGGCGAGGCCATACCCTTCGGTAGCTCGTGGCCGTGGAACACCGGGAGTCGGCCGACCATGATCGGACGCTGGTCCTCGACGAGCTGCACGTCGTGGGCGTCGAGCTTCAGCCACGCCGAGAGCGACATCATCGGCTCGTCGGAGATCTCGGGAGCGTGTTGCCAGAGCCAGTGAGTCCACCGCTCCTCGTGGTTGCCGGCCTTGTAGACGATCGGGATCCTCGGGAACCGGCCGCGGAGCCACGCGATGAAGTCGCGCACCGCCTGGAGCTCGCCCTTGAAGTCCCGCTGGCTCGGGTCCTTCACCCACCTACTAATCGCGTAGAAGTCCGCGATGTCGCCATTGAGGACCAGCGCGTCGATCCCATCGAGGTGGTCGACCGCCGCGGCCACGGCCCGCTCGTCGTGGTACGGGACGTGGCAGTCGGAGAGGATGCCGACGCGACCGGTCACTCCGAGGACGTGAGGCGTCCACGGTTCGGCCATACTCTTCGGCATCGGGGCACCCTCCGCGGACTTCCGCGGTCCGCGAGCCGCGGCCGGGGCCTTCCTGCGGTGGGCCTCGCCGGCGGCCCCGAGCTGGTAGCGGATCCGACACCTCGCCTGCTCCATCGTGATCGCGCCGTTCGCCTCCTTGATGAGCCGCCGCGAGAGCGCCCGGGCCGTGGCGTCGGGCCAGCGTCGGCAGAGTCGCCGCGCCATCTCGGTGATCGGATCGCCGGCCATGGTCACCTCCTCCGTGTGGTGGCAGGACGTACACCGTAGCCGGTGGGCGGAGCGAATCAACCGATCCCGATCCGCCGTCCGATCGCGTTTAGGGCCTCCTGGCGGCCCTTACAGCCGCAGTCCCGGCCGATGGCGGCGGAGACCAGCTCCTTCGTGATCCCGACCGCGGAGAGCGCGGAGGAGACCATGTCGCCGAGGCCGGGCGAGCGTCGCGGGTAGGAGGGGTGGAGCGTGTCTACCTCGAGCCACCCGTCACCGTAGTCGCGGACGATCGCCTCGTTCGCCTTCTCGCCAGCGCCTCGCGACTCGACCACGCTCCGGAACTTGCTCGCGAGGATTCTCATGGGACGAAGTCCAGCGTGACCTCCGGAGCCTCGTGGGTCACTTCGCACAATACGGGGTTGCTATTGAAGTACCGCGCCCCGACGCTCGGCGTTACCTTGACCTTCCCCGGAACACCGTCCACGAGGAGACATTCCCACAACCACCAGTCCTCCTCCTGGATGCTATCCCCCGACGGGTTGCCGGCGATTAGGCACGGGGAGTAGATCTTCACGGTGCCGACACCGCCATACAGCCGAGCCTTCGTCTCGTCGATTCCCTCGCATACTAGCGTCTGGTAGTTGGTGGACGCCTCGGCAGTAAGACATGCGTTTATGACACCGACTCCGCCGGTGGCGATGAACACGCCTTCAAAGTCGTTCGTCTGGCCGCCGGCGTCGCATCCTCCGGACGTTACTTTCAACACGGAGTCCGAGCCGAGTGACGGTATGTCACTGTCGAGCACGCCATTCACGAAGACCTTCTGGCGACCGGAAGCCTGGAAGCCGCGCCACTTCGCCGTGATCACCTCGTAGGGGTCGAACGAGGACACTGGCACCCGCTTGCCGTCGACAAGGACGGAGCACGGGTTGGGCTTCGGCTCGCAGTTTCCACCACACGTCGGCTCGTCGTACTCGCCGTTAGGGTCTTCCACGCAGTCAAATGGACAGTCAAGAGGGTTTTCGCAACTCCTCTGCCTGCATGTGTACCGCTTCGGTGGCGGTGGCGGGTCGTGGCACTCCGTGACCGTGAACGTAAGCTCCCCGCACTCGTCGGGGTTGCCGGTCGAGGCCACCATGTCGGCCTTCGTGAACGTGATCGAGTAGCCCTCGTCCGCGTTCGGGTCGACGGTAGCGCCTGGCTCACCCGGCGCGACATACCGCGGACACTCCTTGACGTTGTCGATCTCGTAGTCGGCGGTCCACCCGAGCGATGTCCGCACGAAGAACAGCGCCTTCCCGTTCGGCGGCTGGCTCGGGCCGCTTGGGTTCGGTGGCTTCACGTCCTTCGGGAGGACGAGGTAGGCAAACCCTACCGTGACGTCCGCCCCGCTGATCTCGTCGTAAGAGATCCCGAACCGATAGGCACACTCGTACCGCTCGCCGTCGAGCTCCAGGTCGCCGACGTAACTGCCGACGAACGGTCGCTTCCTCGCTTCGTAGTTAAATGCGAAGCATGGGTCTTTTTGGTCGGCAGTCGACCCGCTGGCGTAGAGTTGTAGGCACCCCGTGCAAGTGCATTTACCGCAGCACTTCGAACATGGGAGAAGGACCATTACTCACACTCCGCCGCGATCAAGTACCACGACCCATTTCCACCCTTCGCCACGGCGACCCATTTGCCAGACTTAACGTCCGCGAACTTGTTCACACAATCCTCCAGCGTCTCCTCCGGCGAGGTCGCGGTCTCATTCGGTGGCGTCCCCTCCTCGTAGAGCGTGATCGTCGCGAGCGTCCCCTTCGACCACGCGGCGGTGGTTTTCCCGAGGCGGATCGGCGACCCGCCGGCGTAGTTCCGCTCGTACTTGATCGCCTTCTGCTTGCGAGTGCCGCGCTCGAACGACGCGACACAGTTCGCGATGCGCTGGGCGTCCCGCTTCGTGAACTTGCCGGTCTTATCGGCTCTCATGACGGCGTCCCGAAGATGCTGAAGTCCTTCTCGGGGTAGACGCGGACACCCTTCCCGCCGTTGATCACGTCGGGATCGGCGTCCGGCGTAGCCTTGCCGTTGTTGTCGAGCGCCACCGGCGAGATCACCGGCTCGCCTTCCAGCTTGATGCCGACCTTCTTCCCGCCCTTCTTCTCCTGGAGGCCGACGTTGAGCGGCTTGAGATCCCACGTCTCCGGACGGTAGACGAACTCCCACGTCGTCTCCCAGTATTCAAGGACGCCTGAGTCGCTCGACTCCTGCCGCTTCGCGGCGTTCTGGAAGTGACACTTCCACGTCCTTGCGTCCGACCCGTTCCACGATCCGGAGTTCACCGCGTTGGTGTAGTCCATCGCGACGGAGGTCCACGAGAGATCCATCACGCATCGCGTGAGGACGATCCGAAACTCGGCGTGGTCCTTCTCGATCTCGGAGATCGGATCCCCGGCTGAGTTCACAATCGGCTTGTCGTCCTTGTCGACGGTCGCCGGCCCCGAGGTGATCGACCCCGACGCGCTCCATGCGTCGACCGGCATCACGATGCCGCCACCGCCGGACTGATTGCTGTCCTCGTTTGGAGGGAGCGGCTCGTACTTGAAGACGACCCGGTAGTAGAGGCCCGACTCGTCCACCGCTTGGCAGGAGAAGTCCTGCATGAGGCATTCGGGGTCGTCCGGGTGGGCGTTCAGATACCGAATGCCGGGAGCTTGCGCTACCTCCACGATCGAGGTCTGCGGGTCGTCCGTCTTCACGAGGAAGGAGCGCGAGTAGTTGTAGGGCTGGCGGTACCTTCCGCTCCACGAGCGATCCGCCACGACCTCGACGGTGTTCACGACGGCCATCAGTTACCTCCCGCCGCGCCGGCCAGAACGAACACCGCCTCGGGCTCCGGCAGTCCGAGGGACTTCGCGATCTTCTGGAGGAGCGTCACCTGTTTGAGGCCGGTCGCCTCGGACATCGGCCGAGCCTCGTCGCTCCGCTCGAGCATCGGGGCCGGTGGCGCCGCCGCCGTGGCCGGCGGTTTCTGCAAGGCTCGCATCCGTTCGAGGTTCTCGCGGAGGGCCTTCCGGATGTCGGATTCGGTCTTCGGCTGGCCGTCGGCGCCGATCGGGGCCAGCCCCATCGACTCCCGCCAGAGCTTCGTCGCCTCCTCCCGCATCTTGCGGCCGTCCCTGCGCATCTGGAGGGTCTCGTCCGTCTCTTTCGATCGGTTGAGGAAGAACGCGAAGTCGGACACGACCTCCGTCCCGGCCCCTTGGATATCCATCAGGAAGGCGCGGAAGTTCTTGATCCCGTCGAAGGCGGACTTCACCGCGTTCAGGGCGTCCTTGATGATCTCGGCGAAATGGCCGGCACCTTCGACGAGCGTGACCACCGCGAAGCCCACCGTCTCGGCGAAGTCGAGAGCCACCTCCCGCATCCCGCCGGCGTCCTTCAGCTTCGCGATCACGTTCTCGACGCCGGCCGTCACCGCCGGAGCGAACGCCGCCACCACCTGGACCTTGAACCCTTCGAACGCCTTCCCGAGTCGTGTGAAGGCGTCGTTCATCTCCTCGACCTGCTTGCCGCTTAGGGTGTCGAGAGCCGTCCCGAAGAGATCGGCCTCCTCGGTGGCTTGGCGGATCGCCGCGGCCCCGCCCTCGAAGAGCGGACCAAGGTCCTTGCCGGCCTTGCCGAAGATCTTGATCGCCGCCGCCGTCCGCTCCGCCGGGGTCGGGAGCTTCGCGATCTGCTCCGCGATCACCTGGAACGCCTTCTCCGGCGACATCTTGGAGAGCTCGGAGGCAGAGAGGCCGAGCGCCGAGAACGCCTCCTGGGCCTTCTTGGAGCCACCCTCGGCCGCGACCAGGGCGAGGCCCATCTTCTGGACGGCCCCGGTCACCTTCCCCTGAGAGATCCCGGCGAGCTCGGCCGCCTGGGAGAGCGCGACGAACGAGTTCAGCGAGACCCCGAGCTTCGCCGCCGCCTTGCTTTGCTCGTCGATCATCTGGGCCGTGGCGTCGCCCATCTGGATCATAGACCGCGCCGTGTCGGTGGCGGCCGACGCGATCGACCCGAAGAGCTTCGCCCCCTCGATCGCCGTCAACATCGTGAGCTTGCCGTGGATCTTCTCCACGGTGCCAGACATCCCGTTCAAGGACGCCTTCGCCGCGTTCACGCCGCTGGTGAGGCCGGTCGTGGACGCCGTGAAAACCGCCGCGACCTTGCCGATCGTCGCGCTCATGCCTCACCGCCGATCTTTCCCGCGGCCCGGAGCTGCTCCGCAAACGCCGGGATCTTCGCGAGCTCGGCGATCATCTCGGCCTCGGTTTGAACTGGTGGGCGGTAGTTCGGCATCAGCTTGTCCTCGTCATCGACCTTTACATCGGCCCCGGCCATGGCCCGGATCATGTTTGCCAACCGCATCGACTGCCGCCACTCGTCGCCGAATGGCTCCACGTCATAGAACCCCTGCCACATCGCGAGCGACCGCATCGTGAGCCGCGACGCGAAGGCGTCCACGTCGGGCTCGTTCATTGCAAGAGCCAGCCGGAAGAGCATCAGGAGCTCCGGCTGGCTTCTCAGTTTCCCGACACCTCCTCACGGGCTTCTGCGGCCTTCGCGAGGTGGAGCTTGCAAGCGTTGTAGAGGGCCATCACCACCGCCGGCGGATTCGACAACACCGCCGCCGCGTCGCCGTCCTCGAGGAGCCGCTCGCCGTCCTCGTTGCAGAGGAGAGCGACGATCGTGGACGCGACCACGGAGTCCGGCACCGGGCCGCCGTCGTGCTTCGCTTGGTCGAGGATCAGCGGATACCACTCCGCGAACGTCGGCGAGCGGAGGAACACCTCGCCCACCCCGTCCACCTCGACGGCCGCCACGTTCTTGTGACCGGCGCCGGCCAGCAAACTATCCCGCGTGAATGCCATGGAATGCTCCTTAGACTTCGTAACCGAGGTACTTGAACGACATCGAGGTCTTCACGAGGTCGCCGACCTGGCCCTCGACCGTGTAGTTCACCAGGGCCGCGGTCCCAAACAAGGAAGTCCCATCGGGGAAGGTGAGCGTGAGCGCGGCCGCGCGGCCCTTGTCATCCGGACCGAAGGAGGAAGGCCCGAGGGCCGTGGCCTCGACCGAGTCGGGCTCGACCGCCGACACGTCGAACTGCTTCACGACGCGGACGTTCGTTCCGCTGCCGTAGGTGCTGCTCCCCATGTGGGTCCGGTCGAACAGCGTCACGCCGCCGGCCTGGACCTTCCACCCGGTGAGCTTCGGGAACGTCACGCCACCGAATGCCAGGGTCGAGCCCTGGGCGTTCGGGATCGGGGTCGTGGGCATCGGCCGACCTCACGGCGTGGTGGTGTCGGTCCCGTCGGTGGCGTCGGTGCCATCGTCCCGCGTGGTGCCGCCGGAGAGCCGGAACTCCGCCGAGCCGGTGAGCAGCTCGCCGACCTTCGCCTCGTTCTCCCACTTCGTGCAGAGCGCGTTACCGGAGATCCCGAGCTTCGCACATGCGATGGCGTAGTTCTTGTCCATCGCCGGGCGCTGGGTCCCGAAGTATTGGCAGGAGACCGTGTCGCCGTCCTTCAGCGGAGCCGGCTGGTATGCCCGCATCGAGCCGCTCGCGAGGTCCAGCGTCGAGGCGTCGATCTCGTTGACGCTCGACATCACCTTCACGTTCGTGGCGAGGAACGCAATCGCGTTGAAGGTGAATGTCGTTCCCTGGGAGTCGGCGATCGCCATGTGTGGCTCCTGGTGGTGCTACCGCGTCTCGCAGTAGCGGATCTCGTAGATCTGCTGGATCGTGTAGGTGGGCTTATCCTGCCCCTCGTCGTAGTCGACCTCTCCGTCGGACTCGTCCGTGAGGAAGGCGTGGTCGATTGTGAGACCGGCGCCGGAGCCGTTGAAGTTGTCGACCCCGAGGCGGACCTTCTCCCCGAGGTCCTTCGCCGCGAGGTAGGAGTCGGCCACGATCCACACCTGGAACGTGGCGACCGGCGTGGCGGTCTGGAACGCGAGCGTCCGCTCGCGGAGCGTGCCGGTCCGGCGGTAGACGAGGAACGGTGTCGGGGCGCCCTCGGGGACCGCCATCGGCCACGCCGGGCATCCGGCCGCCGCCTCGATCGCACCGCGGAGCCACGTCTCAGGGTATGGCATCAGCCCGGCCTCCATGTTCCGCCGGCCGAATAGACGCGGGTCGGATTCTTCCCGCCGGCTAGCTCGTTCACCGCCTTCTCCAGGGCGTTGATCAGCTTCGCCCCGAGGATCGCCTTCACCGGTCCGGCGATCTGCCGGAACGCCTTCTCCGCCATTCGCTGCGGCTTACACCCGGCCTTGGTCCCGAACTCCTGCCAGATACCCTTCCGGCTCTCCCACCCGTACTTGTAGCCCAGCACCGCGAACGCCGAGCCACCGGACCGGACGCCGACGGTCTTCACCGTAGCGCTCCGCCGGAGGCCGCCGGCCGTTCGCTTGTCGCCGACCCACGCGGCCTTGTACTTGCCCTTCTTCTTCGGCGTCATGGACTTCAACACCTGGACGCCGCGGGACTGCTTGATCGCCAGCTTCATCGCGGCCCCGAGGTGCTTCCGCGAGATGTGCTTCGGGAGCGCGTCGAATCGCCGGACGATCGCGCCGATGTCGCCGCGGACCTCGGCGTGGTTGAGGCTGATCATGTGGCCCGCTCCTCCGCCTGGACCTCGTGCTCCTCGCGGTTGTTCCGCTCGACCACGCCGGTGATCTGGAGGATCCGGCCGCCACGGGTCACCCACCGGAGCCTCATCTGGCCCGTGAGGCCGTCGCAGTACCGCATCCGCACGACGTGCGACACGCTCCCGCCGATCTGTTGCCGGCGGGTCTGCTCGATGTACCCCACCGCCTCGACGTGGCACCGCCGGCGGGCGTACTCGTGCCACGTCTGGATCGCCTCCCCGAGCGAGTTCCGCGTTTCGAGCGGGTACTCGATCACCACCAGCTCGCGGAGGAGACCGGCCGGGAGGGCCATCAGTACCTCCCGGTCATGGAGATCGACGCGAGGAGCATCTCGACCGCCATCGGCAACACCTGCGCCCCCGTCTCCGAGACCACCGCCGTCCGGTGCTCGTACCAATGGGAGGCCAACATGAGGATCGCCACCTTCGCCTGCGGGGCGACGTAGGTCCCCGGTGCCACGCCGGCCCAGTAGGTCACGACGGCCCGGGCCGCCGACATCGGGACCGGCTGGACCGTCCCCGTGTCCACGTCGACCGCGAAGGCGTCGAGCGCCATCGGGTCGCCGTCGAGCGTGAGCGTCACCGGGTACTCGTCGGAGTGGAGGACCGGCTTCGTCGGGAGGTCATACCCCGGAGGTCCGCTCGTACACCCGCCGCAGATACACCGCTGGGCGCCGGGTCGCAGTTCGAACGTGGCCCGGTACGGGGTCGCGTAGAGGGCGTACCCGAGGCGGGACTCGACCACGGCGCGGGCCGTGGCGATGAACGTCTGGAGCTGGAGGTCGTCCTCCGCGTTCTCCGGCAGGATGCGGAGGTGCTCCTTCAGCTCCGTGAGCGACACGGGCTCCACGCGGGGCGGGGCGAGCATCACGTTCGAGACCAGCTTCACGGATCACCTATTCAAGAGAACGGGCCGGGAGCCACCGAGGCGACTCCCGGCCCGACGGAGGGGATCAGGGAGCGGCTTACGGCTTCTTGAGGAGCACACCGTAGGAGGCGCCGGTCATGCCGATGCCGAGCCGCTGGGTCGCGACGAAGACCGTCTGGTCGTACTCGATCGCACGCTCGCGGCTGGCCGCGATGGTGAGACCGTTCGACCGGACAGCCACCGTCGAGAGCTGCTTGAAGTCGGCGAAGATGCCGATGTTCTTCCCGGTGAACTGCTTGCAGATGTAGACCGGGATCCCGAAGATCGACAGCCGCGAGGGAGCGGTGATGTCGGTCCCGATCGCACCGGCCGCCGCGGCCTTGAGGAGGCCGACGCCTTCCGGCGACAGCACCCACACGGGGTTCACGGCGTAGGGGTTGATCGCGGCGTGGACCTTCGCCACGTCGGCCGGCGTGAGGCCACCGGCTCCGATCGTCACCGACTGGGTGACGGCGGTCGTCAGGCCGGTGATACCGGCGCCGACGTTGCCGTCGATCCACGCTTGGTCGATCTCGACCGCGAACGCGAACGCCACCTTCTGGGCGACGAGCGTGGCGACCGAGTAGACCGAGTCCTCGATCAGCTCGTTCGACACCTGGACGCGAGCGCCCAGCTTGTTGATCGGGATGATCGTCTGGGAGGTCTTGATGAGAACCGGAGCGATCTCCGTGTTCTCGAGGTACCAGTTCGCGTCGATCGCGTCGTCGGACCGCGGGAGCGTGAGCTGGTTCGAGCTGCATCCCATGACGTTGGCGACCTGGAGGCCGACCGAGGTCTCCTCGAGGATGCCCATCACGCCACGATACACGTCCTCGTAGACGAGCTCGGCGCCCTTCGTGTTGTAGGTCGGCTTTTTGCCGCCCATGCTGTTCGCGGCCTCGGTGGCCGTGGTGAACGCGCCGCGGACTTCGCCGCGAGCCATGGCCCGGAAGTGCTCGCCGATGTTGGCGACACGGTCAGCCGACACGCCGGACCGCTCCCACATCTGGAGCGACGAGCGGCCGATCACGCTCCGACTCGTGTGGACGGCCGGGGCCTCCACGGCGCGGGGCTCGGGGCTGGCAACGCCAGCCAGAGCGGAACGCATGGCGACGATCTTGGCGTCGAGCTTGTCCTGGGCGTCGATCGTGGAGGTCGCCTTGTCGCCGCGCTGGACCAGGGACTCGATCTCGAGCTGGGCCGCGGCCTGCTCGTCGGAGCCTTCCACGACCTCGACGGAGCGGAGCTCTTCGAGACGGGCGGTGATGGTGGCGATCTCGTCCTGTGCCTTGCGGCGGATGGTCGATTCCATTCGAAAAAGCTCCTTTGGCTTGGGGAGCGTGGATTCTGGGGAACGGCCCCGGAGCCGTTGAAGTTGCCGCGGTACTAAGGGAGAACGGAGGCCGACCGACCAGGAGCGTGAACCAAAGGAGGGGGTCCGCGTAGTATTGGTCGTGCCGGCGACCCGCCGGCCGATCAACCACATCAAGAAACGAGGGGTAGACGATGCGCGGAGGGGTGCTGTCGGTGGCGTTCGTGGCGGTTGTTGTGTCGGGATCCTCGGCCTGGGCGGACGGGCCAGCGGTGGCCGAGGTGCCGAAGGCGATCGTCGCCGAGATCAAGGCCCGAGCGGCGGCCGAGCATCCGGACGATTTCTCCCTCCAGCTCTACGTCGTGAAGACCGAGACCGAGGCGTACCTCGACCTCGAGGCTCTTTCAGACGACGAAGTTCCCACGGTCACCTTCAAGGCGATCAAGGCCGCCGCCGTGAAGGAGCACCCGACCGACTACTCCCTCCAGCTCTACGTCTGCCGCGGTGAGCTCGACGCTTTCAAGAAGCTCCGGGATTTCACCGCCGAAGGTGTGCCGGAGAAGGTCGTGAAGAAGATCATCGCGGACGCGGTCGGAGAGCATCCCGGCGACTACTCGCTCCAGCTCTACGTCGTGAAGAATCAGGTCGAGGCGTGGCACGAGCTCAACAAGTAGCCGGCCGCGGTCAGTCCGCCGCCAGCTTCGGGCCGTCGCCCATCACCTCCGCGAGCCTCGCGTCCTGCCAGTCGAGGAGCCGCTCGAGCTTCCGCATCTCCGGCCAGGACGGGTCGTTCTTCTTTGCGAGCTTCACCATCGCCCGGCAATACCGGCCCATCTCCACCGCGTGGCGCTCCGTCTCCTGACGGCGGCTCCACCCGAGCTGCTGGCGGGCGAGGGCGCCGACGACGTAGCTGTTGAACTCGTCCACGAGGTAGAGCGGCTGCTTGTCCCAGTACCGCCGCTGCTCCACGAGGTAGAGCGGGAAGATCGTCCCGCGGTCCGCCTTCGGGATCGACGCCGCCACCTCGCCGATCGTCACCTTCGGGTGGCTCCGGAAGACCACCGCCTTCCCCTCGCCGCAGTAGATCCCGTACCCGCCCGGCGGACTGACCGCGGCCGTCACGCCGTGCCACGCCTCGTGGGTCCATGTGATGAAGTCCCCCGGCTCGATCGGACACCGGAACCGCTCCGCGTCCGGGAGCCGCGAGAAGGCGTCGCGGAGGACCGGGATGTAGCCGGGTGGCGCGGCCCGCACCGCCGGGGCCACACCCTCCACGAAGATCGACTCCTTCACCTCGCGGACCCGTGGCGTGGGCCGCGTGTTGATCCGGTAGAGGTTCGGATCGAGAGGGCGGTCGGCCACCGGGGCCACCGCCTCCGGGGCGGCTGGCTTCTTCGCCAAACCGCCCCGGAGGATCAAGAGCCCGACCAGGGCGATAACGATCCTTCGCATCGCCCGGCCTCACTCAGTTGGAATAGATCTCTTCGAGAGCCCGCGTCTCCGCCACCTTGTCGGCGGCCTTGACCGCCTTCGCCGTCTTCCGCTCCAGCTTGTTGCCGGCTCGGGCCGCGGCCGTGGTAGCCCGGAACTCCTTCTTCGCCTTCCGACGGTTGGCGAGAAGGTCCGTCTTCCCCTCGACCACGACACCCTCCTCGACCACCACCACCGGATCGGAGGCGGTGCCGACGACATCGACCTCGACCACGTCGACCTCGACCGCCTTCACGACGGCCGGCTTCTTGCCGTGGCAGTCGGCCGCGTGGACGCCGAAGGCGCAAACACAGCCGAGAGCGAACGACACCGAGAACACACAGAACCGCTTCATGATCACCTCCTTACGACGGATCACTTAAACACCTGGGTCCAGTAGGGCGATCCGTTGCCCACCTGACCGACACCGATCGTCGAGTAGTTCGGATTGAGGATGTTCCGCCGGTGGCCGGGGGAGTTCATCCACGCGACCATCACCGCCTCGGGCGTCGGCTGGCCGACCGCCACGTTCTCCCCGTAGCCCATGCGGGAATGGAACATCCGCCGCCGGCTGGCTTGGGTTGAGCTCCACCCGCGAGCGTCGGCCATCATCTTCTCGTTGACCTTCAGCGGCCGGAGACCGCGCCGCGTCCGCTCGCGGTTCACGAGGTCCACCACGGCCCGCTCGTAGGTGTTGCCGATCACCTTCCGCACCGGCGCGAGCACCGGCGCGAGGATGCGCGGGGGCGCGGCCACGGCCTCCTCCCGCTTTGCGGGGAAGATGGCTGCGGCCACCAAGAGAACGAAGATGATGAAGGCGACGCGGATCACGGACGTTGTTCACCGTTCACGAGGGACACGATCAGGTCGCGGGTGAGCTTCGCCGAGGCGGCCGAGCCGCTGGCCTCGAGGTCGTCCCGGAGGTCGATCAGCTTCGAGACCGTGGTCTTCTGGAAGTCGGCCTTCTCCGAGTTCGGCCAGAGCGTGTGGTAGACCCAGCGCTTCGCGTGAGGTCCGACGATCAGGAGCGCCACGACGGCGAGGGCGATGGTCTGCTGGTTGAGTTCCGGCACGGGTTCACCTTTTGCTTCTTCGCCAGATGGTCGTCGCGTCCACGACGCGGGAGCGACGACACTGGCACGACGGACAACGGCAATACTGGAGCTGGCTGTTCGGGCCGGCGGGCCGGGAGGATTCGACCTTCATCCGGCATCCGCAACGCTTGCACTCAGCGGGGGACATAGAGGGACAACCTCTTCGCGGTGATCCCCGCGAGAGCCCGCACCGCGCGGGACCTCATGGAGACCGTCTTGACCGCCGGCTCCTTCGGGGCGGCTTGCTGCTGAGCGAGCCACTCCTCGAAGGACCGGACGGCTACGCTTGTCTGCGGGTAGGCGGCGTGGGCCACGACGGACACGTCGTAGAGGCCCGAGACCTTCGAGATCGTGCGGATCGTCTCGCCGTTGGAGTCGGTCGCGTAGCTCTCATGCTCGGGGTCGACCGTGAACGCGAACGACGAGCCGACGATGTCGCGGCGCCGGATCAGCGTCATGAGGTCGCGGCCGAGCTGCGTGTCCGGCGGGTCGATCTCGTAGTGGAGACCACGCTCGTCGGTCGAGAGCTTCAAGGTCCCGCTCGACAGCCGGCCGAGGATCGCGTCGTTCGAATGATTCCAGAGCGCGACCACGTCGTTCTTCCGGGACGTGAGCGCCTCGGTGAACGCGCCGGGGAGGATCACCTCGCGGAAGTCCCCGAGCTTGTGGCTCTCGCGGTTGTAGACCGCCGCCGTCCCGCGGATCTTCACCGGCTCGCCGTCGCGCTCCTCGAGGCCGATCGCGCAGGTCGGGTCGTCGGCGAGGAGGAATCGACGTTCAACTTGTGGCGACGGCATCGGCGGCTCCCTTTAGCTTGTTGGCTCCGGCGACGATCACCTTCGCCGAGGCGGCTGGTACGGTCGGGTATGCGACGGCGATCAGCTCCGCGGCGGCGCTCTCGTCGAGCGTGCCGGCGGACACGGCCGCCAGCACATCGAGGAGGCCGGTCACCTGCGCCCCGTTGAGGGCGCTATCCGCGAGGACCGGAGCGGCTGGATCCACCACCGCCGGCACGACGGCCGTCGGAGCGGGTGCCATGGGGTCGCCTTCGGCCGCGGCCCCGGCCGGCGTCTCGCCCATGTCGGCCGCCTTCGCCAGCGGGGCCATCGCGAGCTGGACGTAGTACTCGTCGGCCGCCGGGTCGGCGATCGGGTCCATGTCCTCCAGCCGGCGGATGTCGTTCGGCGAGATCGCCCCGAGGTTAAAGAGCGACGAGTAGTAGGAGGACCGCGCCGCCGAGTCGCCGCGGAGGAGGCCGCGGGAGTCGATCTGGCAATAGAGGTCAGGGCCGTAGGTCGAGAGGATCGACCGCCGGATCGCACCCTCGATCCGCCTCTGCCACGGGGTGAGGCTCCACACCAGCGCCCCGAGCTGCTCGCCCTCGACGTTCGAGTATGTTGCCCTGGATAAGTCGCCAATCATGACCGGGCTCACGCGGTAGGCGCGTGCGATCTCGATCGTGATCTCCTTCCGGAGTTCCGCGTACTGGTTCTGCTCCATGCTCGCGGCCTCGAGCACCCGGGCAGTAACGCCGGTCGGGAGCACCGCGGTGGATCCGCTGTTTCGTGTCCCGCCGTAGAATCGCTTCCACGCTTGGCGGAGCTTCTCCATTGCGGACTCGGGGACCGGCTGGCTCGTCTCCAGCACCACCGACGGACGGGCCGCGTTCTCCCAGTAGGAGGACGCCGCCTCGTCCAGCTTGCGGGCGAGCTCCACCGACGTGCGACAGAGCTGGCTCGGGACCATGCCCATGATCCCATCGTTCGACATCCATCGGACGTGGAGGATCTGATCCTGCCGGTAGACGGCGGTGGTCCCGTCCTTCTGGTAGTAGCGGTATTCGAGGCTCCCGTCGGCGAGGCGCCAGACGGTCATACGCGAAGGGTGGAGCGGCCACAGCTCGGAGCAGAATCCGCGATCGCCGGCCACGATGAGGTTGTAGGAGTTACCCCATAACGCCGTGTGTGCGACGAGCTGCTCCATCCATTCGAAGTAACTCTGCCAGTGGTTCGGCTGGCCGTGGAGGACCTCGTAGAGCGGGAGGTTCGACGCCTTCACCCGGCCGCCGTCCTGGACGGAGCGGTAGAGCTGCATCGGCATCGACGCGATCGACTCGGCGAGGAACCGCACGCACGCGAGGATCGCGGTGACGTAGAGCTCCTGGACCACGTCGCCGTTCGACCCGTTGACGGAACAGCCGTCGATCCACTGGACGAGCGGGAGGTTCGTCAGGCTCGACTGCCACCCGGGCAGGTCGATCTGACGCATCTCCCACGGTTCTTGTTCGGTGGCTTGTGAGATCACGCGGCGGTCCCTCGGGAGCCGTCACGCTACGGGTGGCCGCCGGAGCCGTTGAAGTTGTCAGAGCTCCACGAGGTCCCACGATTCGGCCTCATTCGACGCCACGGAGGCCAGGGCCAGGGCGTTGACCATGGCCGCGATCCCGTCGATCTTCTCGTCCTTCCCCTTCTTCTCGGGCTTGATACAGCCCGTGGCGTCGGAGTAGCAGCAGACGTTGTTGGCGTTGAAGGCGAGAACGGCGTGGCCGGCGTGGCGGAGCTTCCGCTCCACGACGAGACCTTCGAGCATCTTCGACGGGACGTTGAGCGTCCGCGTGTTCTGCGGCACCGATGTCACCGCGAACCCTTCCTTCTGGAGGAAGGTCGCGAGCGGCCCGACGTTCCACGGGTCGGACGCGATCCCGAGGATGCGGTGGGTCTGGCCGAAGGCGACGATGTCGCGGGCGACCGCCTCGTGGTCGAGCCGGGCGCCGGGCGTGGGGATCACGAGGCCCTCACGGATCCACGCTGAGTAGGGGAGGTTCCGCCGCCGCTCCGCCTCGCCGACCGTGTCCTCCGGCACCCAGTACCGCATCGCCACGTCGTAGGTCCCGTCCTCCGACCGGAAGAGGAACGCCGCCGCCGTCATGTCGGTGTTGTCCGCGATGTCGACGCCGACCCAACACGCTCGGCCCTCGAGTGGCTCGACCGGGTCGGCACCACACGCGGCCCACTTGTCCGAGTCGAACCAGCGGCCATCGTGCTCGACCCAGATCCCGAGCCGGTAGCGGAGGAAGGCCGATCTCTTCGTCGCGATCGTGAGCGAGTCGGCGTAGTCCGCCGCGAACGCCTTCTCGTCGATCGTGAGGCCGAGGGACGGGTTCGCCTCCCGCCACACCTCCGGGTCCGCGAGGCCGCGGGGATCGTCGGGGTCGGCCGCGTAGATCCTCGCGTAGAAGGTCGGGTTCGTGGACGGGTCGCCGCGGTCCTGGTCGACGAGCTCGGAGTCCTTCCACCACTCGTACCCGATTCCGTTCCGGTCGGCGCCGGCGGTGGAGATCGCCACCACGAGCGGCTGAGTCCGCGCGGCTCCCGAGTAGATCAAGGCCCGGACGAGGTCCGGCTTTCGGTGGGCGTGGAGCTCGTCCACGATCACGGCCGAGGCGTTGATACCTTCCGCCCGGTGGGCGTCGGCCGACATCGAGACGATCCGTGAGCCGCTCGCCTTGTGGACGATCGTCGAGCGGGAGTCGACCACCTCGAGGATCTCGGAGAGGAACGGCGAGGCGCGGACGCTGGCGGCGATCGCCCGGAAGATGATCCCCGCCTGGATGCGGTCACACGCCGCCACCGCCACGAACGCGCCGGGCTCGTTGTCGGCCAGGAGGTGATACAGCGCCAGACCCGCCATGGTCTGGCTCTTCCCATTCTTCTTACTCACCCAGAGCGCCGCCCGGCGGTAGCGGCGGTTCCCGGTGGAGTCGACCCATCCGTAGACGCTCTCGATGAACTCCCGCTGCCACGGCATGAGCTGCATCGGCTTGCCGGCCCATCGTCCCTCGGTCATGGTCACGACCGACTCGAGGAAACCGCAGACGCGGTCCGCTCGCGATTGGTCGAACGTGTAGCCGGGGACCGCCTCGGGTCTACCCGGTGATCCCGAACGCGCGGAGCGGGTTCGCTTCGACCGCTTCTTCTTTGCCATCCGCCACCTCCTGCGGCAGTCGGGCCGCCGATGCGGCGGTGAGCCCGAACTCCTTCGAGAGTGTGACGAAGTCCCGGCGCGAGTCACGGAGCAGCTTCGCGACCGGGCTTACCGCTTGGCCGTTCCCTTGTGCGGTCACCCACCCCTCGGCGGCCACGACCTGGGCGAGCTGCTCGATGTCGGCGGCGTAGTTGCAGAGGAGCGCGAAGGACTCGACCAGCTCGGGGCGGAGACGGTTGAGCGTGACGAGCGTGTCGGCGTGGATCGACCAGAACCGGATCGCAGCCGGCCTCGAGGTCACCGACTCGGGAGGCTCGACCGGTCCGGGGGTCGGGACGCGGACGGGGCCGTACTTTCCGGCGAGCGCCCGGCGGCTTTGGGGGTTCGGAAGGCGTCCGCGGCGTCCCATGGTGGTCTAAAACCCTCGGTTATTTGGCTGAAAAACGCGCGGAGG